TCCTGCCAGAATAACTCTTACGGGTCGAGATGCTTCCTGCCTGTAAAAATCAATCGCAGCATTGAGGTACTCAAAAAAATCGGCTGTATCCAAATCCAAAACATCGTTTATCCCGCCGCCAGCGTAATGTGCTAAAAACACAACGTCGGCGGGGGATATTAAACGTTTTTTTCCAAACCCATCACCTCATTAAACTGCATCATTATAAGTATCAACTCGTCGCCTGAAAAACAGTCAAGCAGGTCGTCATACACAATGGGATTTCCGTTTACCAAAATACTTTTTGCTACTACATGCAACCCTTTTGTATAATCGTCCAGTTTTCCTGTTTGAATTGCTACCATGTCTCTCGTTATGGGTGGACGGATGGCGATTTTCGTGCCATCAGCAAGTTCAAATTCTTTTAAGATTTTTAACTCTACAGTTCTTTTTAATGTTTTCATACTTTGTTTATTTTAATTATTAAATGCCTAAATTCGTTCTGCGTTCTTCCAAAACGTCTTCACCGTCTATTTTGAAGATGTTGTTGATGGCGTCCACTTCTATAATTTCGTCGCCGTCGACTTCCAGCTTGTAATAATTGACTGCAAGGGTACTTTCGAGTTCGACGTCTTCTTTTCCCTTGAAACTTCCGCCGGGATGCTTCGTTGGAAATCCGCGCATGTAGACAGCAATGGGCAGTTCTTCGACCAAACCGCCGTTATCGTATACAGCCTTTGAGGAACGAACCATAATATCTACTGCCTTAAATGGATTCGACATGGCTATCTGTGCATCATTGTCGGGATACGTCCATTTGAACGTCGCCTCCATTCCTTCAATGCCGTTCGGGAAACGAGCCGTTCCAAACATGCCGAGCGACTGGTAATCATTCATGATGTAGTTCACATCCGGGCATGTGATTTCCGAAGCCTGCCCGTGCTTCGATGCGTTGTTTACGTAAACATTCGCATCAAATACTTTATTGATTGTCAGTGCCATATTATTGAATTGTTGCTAATTGTGATAAATCAATTGTGTATGTAAACGTAAGCCGCTGCATCGGAAGCGCAGGTGTAAAGTCAATATCAAATGTCAGATGACCTGTTGCCAACTCGCCGACCGGATTGCTCTCACGTCTGTAAAAGCATTTTCCATAAACGAGTTTTCCCTGTGCGACAAGTTTGTTAAGATACTGATTAACAGTATTGCGGATTGCGTCTACGTTTGCCTGAATAAACGGTTTGTCGATGAATGGGATGCACGCCTGTTCGATTGTCCGCTTCATAATCGCCCTTGTGCGACGTACGCACTCGAAGGCATCTACTCCGGTATTGCCCGGAAAGCCGGTCGAGTAGTTACCCCATTCGACAATTCCGTTTCCGAACATGCTTACTGCGGTGACTACACCGGCAGCGTTTAACATGTTTGTTTCGCAGGATGGGTCGCCGAGAGAGAACGTCAAATCGACATCCATCCCTTCAATACCGTAAACCCTGTGATTGGAAGATGAGACATGCCATCCTTCCTCCAGGTCTATTTTTGCCCGAAGTCCTGCCATAAATGGCGACATCGGCTGATTCAAAAATTTCTGACTGCCGACTGTCAGCGGGTCATAATCTGGATTAGCGACGAGAAAATGCGGAAACAGTAATTTTTGACCCTCGTCAAGATTGGCAAACTCCCCGGCAGTTCCGCGCCCTGCAATTGCTTCGTTGAAAGTGTAGCCGTCTGGGGTGTCGATATAAGCCATCGCCTCAGTCTTTGCGCAAATTGCCTGTAATTCGGATTTAACTCCGCCCAATGCAGAGAAACGCGGGGCAATGTAGATCATCGGCTCAAAGCCATATTTTCCGAGCGCCGTTTCAAATAATTTAAGTCCTGTCCGCTCGCCAGTCGTGGTTACTTCGCCGACGATGTCTGTTGCTGTTAGGTTTGCAGCCGGCTCATCGACAGAGACTGCAAACACTAACGCACTGCCTCTGCGGGTAGCCTGCAGACGGATTGCTTTCAGGGCTTCGGGGATGGTTCCTTCCGTACCAAACTGCGCGTCGTCTTTATCGCTCGTACAGAGTACGAGTTTATTGTGTTCAGTTGCCTCGGATGTGCCGATAAGACCGATCACTGCCGTCACAATGTCGTTGACGGGGCGGAAATCGGACGGCAGATTGAGGTGTTCTATTCCGTGTAAAAAAGCCATTTCAATTTGTTTTTTAAGTTGTTACTTTTTTTTTCTGTACGGGAACGCTTTCCGGTTTGGCGTCTTGCTTTTTCGGAGGTTCCGGATTCATTTCAGGAGCCGGTAAAGGCTCAATTCTTTTCCTGTCCAGCAAAGCGCGGGTAGTGATATGGGTTTCTTCCAGTTCAATCACGTCGCCTGGTTTGCAGACATAATCCTGTTTGCCAATTGCAAATACAAGATTCTGTAAAACTTTATATTTTTTCTTTTCCATAAACATCACTGTATTTTTGATTAATTTTTTTTATGATTCCCGGTTCTTCACTTTCCTCGCGCATAATACGCAGGCGGGGGAAAGAGAACTTCAGGGCATAACACCATCCATTCTGTATACCTTCGACATAGCCAAACGATGCAAGTGATATTTTTTCGGTTGCATCGGGCAGTTTCCATTTCAACAGTCTCTGCTGAATTTCTTCTGCAACCGCAAAAACTCCTTTCTCACCGTCACGGGTACGGGCATGAATCGATACTTCAAACGTGAGCGGCTCGTATTGTGCAAAATCGCCAAGATTGGGAGCGTCCTCAAACGTACTGCCCGAAAATATGACATAGATACGCGGTTTTGTTTGCGGCTTGTTCAAGTCTGCAATCAAAGGTAAGGGTGAAACATCCCAGTCGGCATGTTCCAGCCGTTTTACAATCATATTTTCGTAGACATCATACGCTATCATCACTCCTTCACTTTTTCAAGACTGGCAATATAAGTGTCGCCATCGACTTTTGTTTCTACTTTCGTAATGAAATATCTCTCACCCCGTATAATCAGGTATTCATCATTTTGAGCGTCCGACAGTTCTTTCAGTCCGGTGAACGTATCCATAAACCATTCGGCGACAGGTGTTTCAGGGGGATATTCGTAAGTATCCGAACTGCCGATGTTTTCGGTTTGTGTCGGATATTTAAACAGTATTCTGCCTGTTTCAACTGCGCCGGTGGATGATTCCCAAACGGCATCTTCTCCCATGACTGCGAGGACATGGGAGAATGCCATCTGTTTGTATTCATCGAACTGTGTTACCATCAGAACAGGAGTTTAACGGATACATAACCGTCTGCATCATCTTCCCACGCATGACCGATAAAGAGGTCGGTATCTGTGCGGGTGATTTCTTTTGTTGCAGGGTCGTAGTACAGTTTCATTCCCTGTCTGACCGTTCCAGCAGCAGAAGGTAACGGAACAGAATAAACGCCCGTCACGTTCACAGCCAATAATTCACCTGCAATACCGTCTGTCATTGCAACACCAACAACATCTTCGACAGCAACCAGGTCGTTGCTTTTAATGCTGTCACCTGCCTGCACGACATAGTGCAGGACTTCGCCTGACTGTTTATAATTTGAAGCCATATCATTTAAATTTTAATAGTTTATACTCCGGCCATTTTAACCAGACCGCGATAATCAATAGCTGCAACGCCAAACTCACCGCGAACGGCATACTTCATTGTGTCGGTATTGAAGTCTTCTTCGTTGTGTACACGCAACCCGTCGTTTCCGTCGAGATAAGCGTAATACAAACCGTCAACCGTAGACGGACTTGCAAACATATACCAGGCGGTCGGGTCCGTAAGACGCGGCTCTACAAGGATGCTGAACGCATTTTCCCAGATGTTCACCTGACTTGTATCCGCCGGTGTTACTGCCGTCATCAGTCGTTTTGCCTCGTATTTCAACTGCGGCGGAACGATTAACATCGAAGGAATAATCCGGATTCGACGTTTGTCACCGAGAGCCGTCCACTGTGTAAACATCAGGTCGGCAATTTGAAGCCCGGCAGCAGACAGCGCACTTGTTGAACCGGTTGCCAGGTTCTTATGGTCTGCGTGGAACAGCGCCTTGTTATCGACCGGCATAACCACGTTTTTGATAACCATATCCCAGACAAGGTCGCCGCGCAGTTCGTTCCAGTCTTTTACAAAGCGATTCGGAATAAGCGTCAATGCGTCAAGGTCATCGTTGATAAACGCTTCACGGGTGAACTTAATCCCCTGAGCGTATTTCTTGATACCGATCCACGCCTTGCTTTCAAGTAAAGTTGTGTACTTGATTTCGCCGCCTTCAGGGGTTTCGTGCATCCCGTTGATGGATTCAACCTGATACATGTTCTTTTTACGGAAATCACTTACCGTTGTTTGACGGGCTATCTGTGTCCAAAATTCGGGCGCAAACTCATAATCACCACGCAGCAACTTGTGCATGGCTTCTTCAAACAGGATAGGGAAATCACTCGTTGAATGTGCCCGTTTCCCGAATACCATCTCGGCAACTTCCATCTTTCCTTTTCCACGTGTTGAAACACCGCGTTCCTCAAACAACATGCGGGACATTTCAACCAGGGTCATACCACGAAACTCATTGCCGTTATCGAGTTTGAAAACGGAGGGTGCAACCCTGTGAAGGATTGCATTCGTAGCGGCTTCGCGCTTCTTATCCATCGCTTCCGTACCAATACGTGCCGTATGAGTACCGTCAATTTTTACATCTTTTTCTTTCATCTTTTCAATAATTTGTTGACGACATTCTTCAATCGTTTTGTTGCTCCTGTACAATTCAATCGCTTCTGTATCTGACAGTTTGGCAGTACGTGAAGACAATAGAACAGCATTTAAGCGTCTCATTTGTTCATCCGTTGCATCTCTGCGAATTGCAGCAACGTCTACCCCTTTTGAAGCAGGGGGTGTTTCTACACCACTGCGTTCTTCTTCAGGATCGGCAGCAGGCGTATCCGGTTCGGCATCTGAAAATTCAGCGCCACACTCCGGGCAGGTGTATGGGGCATCATCTTCTGTTTCCCATTCATGCCCGCATTCAGGACATTTTACTGTTTTCATTTCCTGTCTGTTTAAATTAGTATTAATATGAATGATTTCAACCTCGTTTTCAGGCTCTAATCCCCGTATATGGCTGTTTATATCCGCTTGAACAGGTGCAAAACTTATTTCNTGCGGCATCCAGTCNATNGCGCGGTATATGGGTCGCTGGTCAGCGCCTCTGTCTTCCCTGCGGAATTTAAACACTCTGTACCCAACGGAAATATCTCTTACGATTCCGTCGGCAATGTTGTTAAATAATTCCGTTATCTTTTCGCCCTTTGCAAATTTGATGGTAGCGCAAATTTTGCGGGCTGTTTCATCAAACCACACCTTTGTAGTGCGCCCTAACTGATTGAAAACCGAATAGATATTGTGACAGTCCATAACGGGTAATCCATTCTCTACCCTGTCCATCCGTACTGCGGATTCTTCACAACTCAGTATTTCGTCGTAATCCTCTGTCCAGTCAAACCGAAAGGTCGGGGTCTCAGTGGCGAATACAACGTCACATTCCCCTGTATCTCTGTTCAGGCTCTCAGGCGCTACAACNGCNCGTCCATATAATTTGTTAATCTTTGCCATTGTCTTTATTGTTTGTTATTTGTTCATCGTCGCCTAACAGTGTTTTTGCTTTTTCTTCCGTTAGTCCGCTTTCCTGTTTTTTTGCCGTCAAAGGATGCAGTTCTATTCCGTAACCTTCAAGCATCTCTTTTTCCATCTTCAATTCTTCAAACAATTCCTGCGGGTCTCTGCCATTCTCTCTTATTATTTCACTGAGTGTGGTCATTCCTGCTGACAACTGGTCGATAAGCGCTTTTGTTTCCTTTACCGGGTCAACCATAGGTATCTTTGGAGCCGTCCAGTCGGTATATATCCGTTTGTCAAAGATACCGGCAATAATACAGGCATCCATAAAAAACTCCCACACGGGATCGCAAAACTGCGGTACAATCATGTTATATTGCCACGAGCGGAAATTGTTGGCAGTGTCTATCTTTGCCATGCGGGCGGATGAAAAATTTACCTTTGAATAATCCATCGTTAACATCTCATAAGTAATCCCGTAAGCGGCTGCAATACCCTGCAGTATCCGTGTGTTATAACTGTCGTAGTCGCCGACGGTCGGAGGCTCTGCAAAGGTTACCGTTTCGTCAGTCCCCAAACGTTCGATGATGCCGGGTTCAAGTT